AATGATTTTTTCACACAAGAAACACTGTAATTCTTTCCGTTGTAAATATAGGAAAAGCTAACGCCTAAGTCTTCTAATCTCGCTCCTGATTGGTTTGTGACTGTGACTGTATAGACGCCTTTATTCTCCTGCCACGCATAAGCAATATTTAATGGAATAGTTGTCCTTGGAGCGGTTACAGTTGCGGATAACGGCAAATTACAGAAAGCCCCGCCCATTTCCATTATAACGGCTCCTTGTATATCTATTGTGTCGCCGATGATGAACTTATGTTTTAAATCTTTCAATGGAATTGTGGCGATATAATTCCCTTCACTATCTTGTTTATAAGTATAAGTCTTTGGTTTCTTTAGTATTTGTCTATCATCACCGTGTGCTCTAATTGCGTCAATCGTAATTCTGAACTTACGACCAAAGCTATTACACTTAAAACATAGCTTCAATCCACCATTGACTGTTGCTTTTACAACGAAATCACTAATTGATGGTTTCTTATAAACATATAACTTCTTATAAATCCATCTGCCGTGTTTCTTCTTCGCCCTGTTATAAGTTCTAACTCTGAACTCAAAGCATCTTGCGTAGTAATCATCAGGCACCGTATAACCTGAGAACATCTACCACGCTATATAATCGCTCTTCTTATTTACGCCAACGTTAGACCACATCCAATTATTAGCAGGAGCGTTAGTTTCTGTTGTATTCTTTGTAACTATGGTAGTGCCCGAACCGTTCTTTACCACTCGGGCACATCTCCATTCATTGGGGGCAGTCCAACCCGCCCCCTTTTTAGCTACGTTATCTAAATTATATAAACTCTTAGCTCTATACTGAACCTGATGTTTATATGCCTTATCGGCCACCTTGAAACCCACTTTATATGAGAACTTCCCGTTATGGCCGATGAATATCTTATTCTTCATCTCTACTCCGGCTTTCTTACAGAAGCAAAACTTAGCTTTTTGAATAACCGGCAGTTTCTTGTTTAGTGTGCTTGCCATTACATCATACCTTTCCTTGCCATATCTTTTATAAGCGTTTCAAATTGGTTCCTAATTTGTGGGTCATCGTTTATCTTTGTGCCGTTGATATAAATGTTATAACTCGTTCCAGAAGAAGAAGAAGTAGCATATGCGTATTGTGGAGACTTGAAACAAGTTGAAGCAATTCTATGTGTCATTTGCCCCAGCTTACTATAAAGGCTCCTCTCCTTCGCCTCCATACCATTTATTAAACCTTCAATGATATATTGACCTGCGGGATACAGCATTATCTTATCATACTCAATCGGGCCTTTGTTGTTCTTGACGATGTTGCCGAGTTCCTGTGCCTTAGAGGCTAACTGACTGGCCTTAGACGCCATACCATTTATCAGACCATCAACGATTGACTGGCCCGCCCCATAAAGCATTGAACCAGTATTAGGTATAGAGATACTACTAATAACTGATTGAACTGCTGAATTGACGGCTCCTGACATAGATTTGACACCATTGATAAATCCAATCATCAAATCTTGACCTTTGCTATGAAGTGTATTTGAAAGGTTTCCAACTGCTTGAACGCATTTATTACCTAACTGGGCCAACTCAGGTTTCACAGTTGAATTAAATCCGTCTGTTAGTCCCTTCTTCAATGACCTCATTACTTCTTTTCCTTTTGGAACTAACTGGTCTTGTTTGATGCCAGATTTAATTTTCTCAATTATATTCTTTCCTACGGTTTCACCTTCCGATGTGAAATCCCAGTTGCTTATAGTAGAACCAATGCTGGTCTTCATCTCTTCAAGCTACATAGTAGAACTTAAAATGCCCTCTACGGCTCCTTGAAGGATTGACTGACCTTGTGTTGAGTTCAACGCATCACTTAGTGCTTGTGCTTCTGGAACTGTATCACTGATTGCCGAATTGGCATCCTGAGCTTTCTTTACTAAATCGTCAAACTTTCCATCAACTTGATGTATCTTATCTCTTAGGTTTTCAGTATTATTTGTAGTTTCTTTTTGTTTATCAGCAACTTCTGTTTGAGTATTTAACAGTTTGTTTGCTTCTTCATTTGACTTGCCGAGTTCTTCAGTTGTTTGTTCTGTCTGTCCTCTTGCTTCTTCCTAAGCAACAACCCAATCGGCAGTATTTTGATTTACCGTCCAAGCCTCTTCACCAATTTTTCTATAACCTAAGAAAACTTGATTTAATTCATCTTCCATATAGAAGAGCTGTTCTGTTCCATCTACAATTTCTGTTCTAAATGAATTAGGGCTTTCAGTAAGTCTTTTATTTAGATAATCACTTCCTGTGTGGTCGTAGAACTCTTGTGCTAATGCTCGTTGTTCTTCTGTTGTAGAACCATTCACCACACCATTTACTATATCTTGTGCCAACTGAACAGGATTTGTAATACCTAATAGCCATTGGCTAACCCTCTAAGCAAAATCAGGCCCAGCACTTTCTAATGCCCTAAGTGTGCCCTCAGTTATTCCTTGAGCTAATCCTGTCACAAAACTATCAATATTTTCGTCTCCTTCTACGTTGGCATTTCCAAATAGCTTTTCTAAAATAGTGCTTACAGCATCAGTAGCAAAATCAATCGCCCCAACAATCGCACTACCTATGCCCTTGCCGACACCCTAAAAGTCTTGTTCTCCTATTCCTTTGAATATATCAGTAAGTCCAACTTTAAGACTTTCAATTCCTGATGTATCCATTCCAATAGCAGAACCAATTGCTTTGACGATATTCCCAGCAATAGTAGTTAAGTCTCCCGCTATATCACCTATACTATTTAAAGCTAATGGGATATAGGTTTGAAGTGCCGTGGCAAGTTCGCCATCTTCGCCATAGTCTAATCCTTCAAGTTCCGTAGCGATGCCGTGAATAATATCCTCGGCAACATCAAAGAACTCAGTAGCTCCTTCCAGTAGAGAAGGAAGAATATCTGTGGCAACGAACTTGATGCCCTCGCCTATTTTCTGCCCCACTTCGTCCCAAGATACATTGGCTGTATCAAAGGCTTCGGCAAGAGAACCTACAACCGAACTTACACCTTCCCAGACAATCTCATAGTTTTCCAAGTTGAAGACACCATCTAACAGCGTCCCCATATTCTCAATGATTTCTGGGCCTTTCTCTTGTATCTGTTGGACTACGCCCTCAATCATCTGAGGGAAGCCCGTCCTGAACTCTCGTAGGGCGTCAGGAAGGATTGTAGTAGCCTCTCGTGTGAGGTTCCTTAGTCCCGTCAGAAATTGTCGGGTCAGTCTCGGCACTCTCTCATTGATTTGCTTGAATGCCCCTGGTAGTCCTCTGGTAATGCCGATGCCGATTGAGTTGGCTATTGACATTCCAAGAGACAAGAACTTAGCAAGTATATTCGGCATTTCTTCTGTTGCCATCTATGCGAAGTTAGTAAGTGCGGGTTTCACTTTTGCCCTAATGTCCTATACTAACTTCAGTTCATCAAAAGCTAATAAAGCTTCTGGAATACTCTTACTCAACTGATTTATTGCCGGAGTGATATTGTCTAATACAGCATCAATTCCAGTTTTAAGTTTTTTTACAAGTTTCTTCATATCAGCATCAGGATTGGCAAGTCCGCTAAGGAAGTCGCTCCACCCAGCTTTCAAAGTCTTCACTGAACCTTCAATAGTGTGTAAAGCTTCTTCTCCTGTTGTGCCGGTTATGCCTAATTCTGTCTGAATAACGTGAATAGCTTGAATAATATCACTAAGATTTGTTATGTCGTATTTCTGGCCTGATAACTTCTCGGCATCGGCAAGTAATTGCTCCATGCCTTCCTTCGTTCCGCTGTATCCTAAACGAAGATTATCAAGCATTGTAAATGTTCCTTTGGCAAATCCCTAATAAGCATTTTCAATAGAACCAATATCAGTTCCCATCTTATTAGCATTATCACTCATATCAGTGATTGCCATATCTACTAATTCAACGGCTTTCTCTGTATCTCCTCCAAGAGAAGAAATAAGTGAAGCTGAGAACTTCACGGCATTATCCATATACTCATTCGCCGACATCCCCGCCCTCAAATAAGCCGTTTCAGCATTTTCCATCAAAGCATCCGCATCTTTTTTGAATAAAGTCTCAATGCCACCTACTAACTATTGAGTTTCAGCGTAGGTTGAGATTGCCGTTTTAGATAAAGCAACTAATGAAGCTGTTGCCGTGGCAACCCCAACCTTGAAAGCTGTGGATAATGCGTTGGCTATCTTCTGCCCCACATCTATTGCTGTTTGCCCTAACTTTTTCAGAGCATTTACGGCAACAGAACACGCTTTCTTTGCCAAATCCCCAATCGGCTTCATTGCTTTGCCGACCTTCTCAATAGAACTTCGGGCAATTTGTGAAGCTTCTTTGGCAACTTTGAATGCGGATGATAATTTATTTTCTGCCGTCTTGCTTTCGCTTGCGACACCTTTTAAGTCTCTTTTGAATGCGTCAGCTCCATCCAATTTTATCTTCGCTGACAGTGTTCCTAAATCAAGCATTTATAACGAACCTCCCTGCTCCAAAGTTTTCTAATCCTACAAGGTCTGGCTCCTGCTGTTTGAAACGCCAACAGTCATTCAAGTATTTCTATCCTTCGTCAGTCTCGGCATACTTCAAGCACAATCCATCTCTAAATAAGAGATTATAAGTTAGTGTATCCAACTCCATTGCTTTGTCTATTGGAATGCCGAACTTCTCAAAAATCAAATTAAAGGGGTATAACCCCACTGATAAGTAAGGATTGTTATTTCCCTACTTTCCTTCATCAATGGGGTTTATTGGAAATCCACCTTTTCATTTACATCTTTTTGCCAGAACTCAAAATAATCCTGAATAACAAAAGCAATGATTTGTGTATCGTATTCATTATCAATCTCTTCATTAGTGAATACTCTATCTTCTGTGTTTCTATTCAAAACTCTCACAAACATTCCTGTAATTGCGTGAAGTGTTTCTTTGTCATTATCTTTTAAATCTCTCAGATTGAGAGTATATTCAACCATTGCCTGTGTTGGTCTTTTAAGTTTCAGTTCAGTCCCATCAATGAGTTTAATCTCATAATATTTTTCTTTGTAAATCTTAGTTAAATCTAACATAATTTGTTCTCCTTTATAATATTATTTCTCCTGATTTTTCCAAAAGGAAAAGAAAAAAGGGGACGGGGGCAACTGTGCCCTCGCCCCTCAAAATCAAAGTTTGATATAATAAACCTTACCTGCTTCAACTTCTGTATCTGCGGTCAGGCTATATACACCATCGGCTACTTCATAGTATCCAAGTTCGCTTGGGTCTGCCCCGTCTGCGAATGTATCAACTACTCTGTAAGCATCGGTTCCTACGCTTTCGCTTGTTCCCATAACGATTTCACAAAGATGACCCGCACCATCTATTGCTGATGCTGTGAAGGTAGGCTCTACTGTGATTGCGTCTTCGGCACTGAATGCTAACTCTAAGTCGCCTTCGTTCTTACCAATCAGAGTAATGCGAAGTGGCTTACTCTTATGAACGAAGCGGACAATATATTTCTTGCCGTTATCGTTGCCTACGCCACCTAACTTTACTGTAATGATGCCATCATTAACTGTCTTTGTAGCGGTAGGACATAACTTGTCAATATCGCCAACCACAACGAACGCACCAAGTTTGAACTTCAAATCATCGCTTGTCATAAAAGTTTCATTGATATATCCACAATCATCCTTGATGTTTGTGCTTTCCTGTGAATAAGTAAGGGTTGCTCCACCCTTTGTTCTACCGAACAAATAAGTGTCAGTTTCAAGAACGGACTTATCAGGGATACTGCCTGTGTATTCTTTAATATAAATATTACCAGAACCTACAATAAGGTCTTGTCCTGTCATTGCTCCCATAATCTAAAACTCCTTTCCGTTTAGTTTGACCTAAACGCTATATCATAATAAGTCATCAACTGGGGCAGTCCCGTTGCTGGGTCTTCTAATGTGCCCCCTCCGTTGATAACAATACTTAATGCTCCAAATTTTTCTTCATCTCCCAAAGAGCAAAGTAAATCGGCAATAGTTTCTTCAATATCTATTGCTTCTTCTGAACTCTCTGCGGTAATTCTTATTTGAAATCTCCATCGCTCTACTACTGCGTTATCTCCTTGCCGATATATCGTATAACTTATTGAAGGTAGGTTTTGTGGTTTCTTACTGCTAAATGCCACAGGTTCAATTCCAGTAGCAGAAGAGATTTCAGATAGTATTTCAGTAAAATTATTCATAATCAAAACATCCCTTCAAATTGTGCTCTTATCCTGTTTGTGTTTTGTTGTAATGCCGGTTCAAGGAAAGGATGCGGCGGTTGTCCTTCTGTTGTGTGCCAATTTCCCTTGGCGTCCTAATAACGCCAAGGGGTGTCTCGCCCATTCCCTTTGCTTGAATAAATTCCTGTGCCGATTTCAACATCACTTTTTGTTATCATAGAGGCTTTTTATCCTCTACTTCTTATAATTTCTTATAAGGTCGGCATAAATCATCTTTCCTTTTGGAAAGTCGGGCACTCGTGGATAGATTATATTTATTCACTATCTATGCTCTACGGTGTCAATCAGCCTATTCGCTATCTGATTGATTACCACGGTGTAGCCTCATATGTTCATTATGATCTATATAACAACAATTCTCGGGGCAATAATCGCCGTCATTATCTATTCTGTGTATATCTTTACTGTCATCAAATCCATTTTCAATAGACCACCGATAAAAGTTATAAAAGTTCAAAAGCCAATCATCACAAACCGTAATTCCTCTTCCCCCATAATTATGATACTATTTATAATGAGGATTATAACATCTACTCTTCATTCCTTTCCATCTACTATATATTTTACAATTATTTAGATTTCCAATATCACTATATTTTGGTTTTGACCCATTACGGTTTAGATTTCTTTGGTCTTGTTCTTTTTTCAAACAACCACAACTCTATATTTGCCCGTTCTTCACACTATCAGTTCTTGCTACGTGTATGTTTCCACAATCACATAACCAAACCCAATATGTCTTTCTATTTTTATTTTTGTGTGAAAACTCAACGGCTGTAAGTCGCCCAAACTTTTGACCTGTCAAATCTTCTTTTACAAATCTTCCTTTATCATCTCTTATTATCATATCTAATACCTCCTCTAAAAGTATGGTTTAGGTTCCACCGTTTTTGCCCAATTTACCCACCGCATATAGTCTACGGTGCATATTCTAAATTAGAATAAATAACCCCTTCTGTGCCATCATCGGCAACCTGAAACTCAATGCTTCTTTTGAGTTCGCCTGTATCAACTGGGGCATTCGCCACGGCATCGTTCCTCACAAGGGCACAGGCATTCTCCATCTTCGGCTTTATATACTACGGTTCAAGGTTCTCAATAAGTGCTTCAATATTGACGCTTATTTCATCTGCCATCTTCAAAAACCTCTAAGTATAATACTACTTGTCCTCTTGGAGCCTTTATTCTTGATTTAACTTTGTATTTCTCATCAATCCTCCACCCTTCACTAATATCTTCATTGAGTGTATAGGCTGTATAAGTAGCTCTTAAAAGGTCAAGGTCATTTGCTTGATATGAACTTCTATCTTGTTCCGTAATATAAATCTTTGCCGTGCCCTAATCCTCATATTCATAATGAGTGTGATTATATTTATCTTTCACTTCAATGGGGCTTTCTATCTTATATTCTTTTAATCTTCCATAGAACATCATAAAAGTTTTATCCTCTTATGCTTCTATAATCTTTTATAAATATTCTGTGTATAATCAGTTTCATAAGATATATTAGCCCCACCGGCACTTTCACTACTGAAACCCTCAGCCCCTATCTTATTTATATCTTGCTTACATATTTCCAGTAGAACAGGATAGAGATTGTAGGGGATTTCATCTATATTACAATAATCTAAAACAAAACTTTCTGCATTGCTTACAACAAGATTTAGTATATCGGCATCAACGGCAGGATATAGCATTTGTAATTTTTCTAACATAACCTGCCCTCCTATCAATTATCAAGAAGCTTCGTAGAATGTGCCAGTTGCTGTTGTTGTCTTTTCAGTTAAGAAATACAGACCTGTATCAGTCTTTTCATACCAACCCTCAGTATGGGGATTAGCAGAAGCATAACCACTATCAGTTGTATCTACTGCTGAATAAGTTGTATTCAGGTCAAGGATGGCACTTCTTGTATCATCAGTAAGTGCTGTCAGTCCATAACGAGAATAGACATAACGAGTGTTCTTTGTGCCGATATTGCGGTCAGTCTCAACGAATCCTTCTTTCTTTGCGAAATAAGTGATTGCTTTCTTTTCAGTCAGATAAACAGTGTCAGCGGGCACAAGGTTAGAATAAACACAAGGAATGCCGGCAATGGTGCCGAATTGGCCTGTGTAAAGGATTTCACCTTGACGACTTGCTTCAAACAGGGCATCCTTACGAACGCTTGCTCTACTCTGTGCTCCCATAATGATGAATAAATCATTGATGTCTTGTTCGCTTGCTTTTGGAAGTGAAGCAACAGCATCAACAACTGCTTCATATAATGATGTATAAGACTTAGCATCAAAGTGATTTGAAATATTGCCAAGTTCTGTGAAATACTCAGAACGAAGAGCATTTACCATAGTCTTTCCTGCCCCATCAGTAAGGACATTCATCAGGTTGCCATCACTCATCAGGTCATCATCATAAACGCTGAACTCTGTCTGCTTTCTGCTAACTGTATATTCTTTATAAGTAGTAGCAACTGCTCCTGTCTGTGTGCCATCAGCACCTTTAGCTAAAGTCTCAACAGTGCCACTGTATGTATATTTCCAAATCTTTACTGTAAGTCCCGGTTCTGCTGTAAGGGAACTATCAACAGTAAATAATCCTCTTGTATCAAGTTCTGTATTGGTAATATCAGTAATCTTGTTCTGAATTACTACGTTAGGAACTAATTGAATTGCCATATCTTTATCCTCCTATTAGTCTATTATATAGGTCAGGATTTGAGTTATAAATCTCTGCCTATTGAATAACACTCATCTTATTGAATGTATCTCTTGTAATTGTTTCATCTAATGGTAAGTTCTTCTTTGGTGTGCTGGTTGCCAGTCTCTTCTCAACCTCAGCCTTTACACACTTTTTGAACTCACTCTCTAATAACTGAATATTTCTATTCATTGTTTCAGCATCTTCGGCAACCACAAAATCCACAAGAGAAACAGATAAGCCCTTATCAGACAAAATCTTACTTGCCTCGTTCTTATTCTCTGCTAATGCTAATTGGTGTTCCTTTTCGGCAATAGCTTTTTCTCTTTGTTCTAACTCATACTGGAACTTCTCGCTTTCGTTCATCTGAGCCAATTTTTGTGCTTCCCTAATCTTTGCTTCTTCTTTTTTCTTCGCAGTCTTCATTGCTTGACTTACTCTCTAATCTGCGTGTTTTTGAATAAGTGCGTCTAATTCTTCCTGCGTAAAAGTTAATTTCTGTTCTTCGTTTTGTTGCTCCTCATTTTGAGTATCAACATTTGTATTCATATTTTCATCCATAATTTTATCTCCTTATAAAAAGTAAATAATAAAAGCGTTCCATCTGGCCCGCGTTCTTCTACTATATCTTATAATTCCAAAAGGCAAAATGTATGAGTTTTGCCCTCAACTTCTCGGCAGATTTTTTAGTTCATTCATCCATCTCGTAGCGGTGCCGTTGCCGCCAAGCCTACTATATGCTTCATACACTTCTTCTAAATGGGCTAAATCATCTTCATCAATAGATTTTTCCTTTTTTACATACTGTTGATAATTCCATCTTATAACCTCTCTCAAAAGGTTTATATTGGCTTCTCTCATAAGTTTCATCTCTTGCCGTTTTTTACTCCATCCATAACGGTCGGCAAGCCAACAAATGCCTTGATATACTCCCCATATAATTCCAACAGCAAAAAGAATAGTCTATAAGTTCAACTCAATTATCATAATCTTTTCTCCACTATTACCTAAAATCCACAGCGACAATTTGGATGAAAAGGAAGAATTGTCCTAATCTAATCTAACGGATACTCTTGCCCGTTCTGCTCTTCACAATCGGGGCAGGTTCTCTCGCTCCCCATATCGGCACTAATGACGCCGAAGAGGAAGCCCATCTCCTTATACTTGTCGGCTTGCCCGATTACTTGGGCGTGTGCCGTTTCCGTTCGGGCGAGGCGGTAGGCGTTCTCATACGACACATTCAACCGTTTCATCAGTTCTTTCGTGATATTGTCTACGCTCTCCCCTCGGGCAACACAATCGGTTAAGGTTTTATTCAACACCCTAACAAGTTCAACCTTCTCGGCCCAGATACGTTCGCTATAATTCTTCCCGTCAATACACCAAGCCTGACGAACAATATCTTTATCTGTTATTCCTGTTGGAACATTGAAGGATAAACCGAGAGGAGCTGGGGCGTAATCCTCAACAATCTATTTGCTTGCCTGATATGCTTTGAGTAGATATTCGTCTTCAATCTTTATCTACTCGCCCCCAATTCTCTATGCCCTTTTGTTGAACTCATTTAACAGTTCATTTGCCCCGTAGGTTCTATAATAGTCATTGGCGTAGATTTTGCCGTTTTCGTCTAAATCCCGCATCATCTTCAACATAACTTTGTTTAGCTGATTGACTAATGCTTCCCCTTGTTCCCTATATACCTTCCTTAGTAGTAGCTCTTGGTCTTTGACACACATGCGGTAAAGCTTCTCATCTTCACTCTTTATTCTCTTCTGCCAGTATCCGTTCGGTTGTATCTTCCTTGCCATAACTGAACGCTCCTGCGTAAATATCATTCTGTGTCTTTAACTTATCTAACTCGGCTTGTGTATCATTTATGAAAGGTAATAGGCCAATCAATGTCTCATCACTAACTAAACCTCTTAATTTGTTTATTGTCTCGGCAATACTATCTACGTCTGTTGGAATATTCTCAGTAAATACGATTTCAACGTCATATTTTTCTGTATCCAAAAGAGAAAAGATTGAGTTCAGCAACCATATCCTATTCTCCAAAGCTTTTCTCATCTTAGCTTCAATAGATTGTGCCCGATTATCAAAATTGATTAGTTTATACTTGATTGAAACGCCTGATGAGACGCCACTATTGAACGAGCTATCATTGAAGTCTGGGGAAGCCGAAACCGTATGAATAGCCTTGTCAAGTCTATCTAATAAGCTTTGTGTATCTGAACCATCTGTGCCCTTGATGAGATAGTCCGCGTCACTGTTATCATCTAACATCAACACTCTATCTTCTCTCATCTGCTGTAAGTCTTCCCTTGATGCCACTACATTTCTCAAAATCAAATAAGCATCAACGTAAGCTTCCTTGGCATTTACTTCATCACTAAGTAATTTATTAACAGCATCTTGTAGAGACATAATACAATCAAAGATACTCTCATCTAAATCAAGTATGCTAAACGGCACCTCATTAAAATAATGAAGCTCATTTCCTGTTGGAATGAAAGTATTAAACCCACCATCGCAAGTATAGTGATAGATTGTAGTATTGTCATAAACGCTTACATTATATCTATTTTCCCATTCATCCTTGTCCCAATCTACAAGTGGTGTAAAGTAAATCACATAAAGTAAATCTTCGTCTAAATCTGCCGAGTAAATAGGGATAACACACTCAGGATTTAAAACCTTGAAACATTTCTAATTATTGTTATTTATATAAACAAGCTCTGCGGCAATGCCGTAAATCAACGCATTCTTTAAAAGCTGATTGTCTGTGTTTTGATAATCGTTATATTCAAGCACATCTAACAATGGACTAATATCCGTCTCATCCTTGCTTGAATAGGTAATCGGCACACCGCAGATATAGCCGAGATAGTTTTCAGTGATTTCCTTTGTGTAGTTTCTCGTCAGCTTATTATTAGGCTTTGTAGGGTCGCTGAAAACTCTTCGGCTAATCTCTTGCTTGCCCTCATAGTAATCTTTATACTTTTTTAATTTTGGGAATTGTTCTGTGTAGAACTTCCTCATAATCTTCCCCATCGTTTTGCTTGATAGGGGTTGTGCTCTGTCAATGTATATCTTCACCTTTTATACCTCCAATCAAAGACCTAATACGCTCTTCGGCATCGTCTTCAAAGGTTGAGCCAGATTTACACACTATAACGAATATCTTAAAGCATCCATCAAGTGATTGTTCTTATCCTCTGGTTCATTATAAAATTCATTAGTCTGCCTGTCCTTCTTCCAACTATAATTCTCCAATTCTTCTTGAACGAAGGGGCAACCGGCATCTACTATTATTTCATATTCTTGTAATTTCTATATTCCGGCAAGAACACTTCCTTGCCCTTTAACGCTTTCCTTTATCCTTCTGACCCCTAATCTCTTGATTTCTTCAATGCTCTTTGCTTCGGCACTATCCGCCACTATCACACTCTTCGTCAAACCCATCTTCTCTATCTGTTGGACTATCTCAGGATTGGTAAGTCCTGTTTGATAAAACTCATTCAAGACATAAATCTTCTTGTTCTAATCATCCAGTAGAGAAAGAGTAATTGCCGTGGGGTCATTCACAAAGCCGAAGTCTAAGCCGACTAAGGTTTGATACTTCTGCTTCATCAATTCGGCAATATTTAAGTCTTCTACTCGCCAATTATTATAAACTCTCTTGCCGAGTGAGCCAAACTCTCCTAAACAATATACTTGATAATATAACGGGTTAGTTTCTTTATAGCTTTCTAATGCCTTGATTGTTGTCTCGTTAGTGAATGGGTTATCTTTATAAGTGCTTCTATCTATGATACAATCTTCTTCTTTACATCCATCTTCAAAGAAGTGATGATAGACCCAACTAACCTTGCTAATCGGGTTAGTAGATAACATAATCTGGTTTTTAAGTCTTGCCGTTCCTCTCATTCTCATCTTGACCTAAAAGAAATCATCATAAACGCACTCACTACATTCTTCAATCCATATATCATTGATATTAGGAATTGACTTTATCTTCTCTTGGTTATCAACGCCCATACACAAAATCAGCGACCCGTTAGGAAAGTCAATCGTCTTCAAACTCTTATTGATTTTTACCTTATCGGCAATATGCCACCTATCAAGCGTCCCCATCAGGTCAGCCCAACAAGAACGCTCCATATCCGTGGCCGATTTGCGTAATACTAAAACCTTCCGCTTATCTACAAGGCAACGATAAATGATACGCTATGAAATAAAGTATGATTTCCCCGAACTTCCTCCTCCAAGCAAAAGCATCACTGTATGTTTGTTATCTTCCAAAAGAGGAAAGAAGTGAGGGTTAAATATCTTCTTACTTATTTGTAGTTTCATTCTGATAACTCTACCTTAATTGTATCATCTGTTTTGATATTCAGGTTCTTTGTTTCAAGTCCTAACATATCATTCAACATCTTCATTGCCTACATCCTATCTTTTGCCGATTTGCTATTTGCTACTATATCTTTCAATATACGGATGTTTTGGTCCCTAATGTTAGGCTCATCTTTCCTATTTTCTTCTTTGAGCCGTTCCATTATAGGGTCTATCCTCTCCTTATATCGCAAATAGAACTTTGACCCTTCACTGACACAATCAGGCAATTCATCCTCACTATATCCAATAGCAAGAAGAGTTATTCTGTATGAAGCAGACTTGATGCTGTGAGTTTTATTTACCATAGCGTCTGCGAATATATTTATCTTCTGTTCTAATTGTTCTTTCGTTGCTCGTGCCATCAAGCCTACCTCCTTTCTTATTTCTTGAATGTTATGGCGTTTGTGCCGACTAAATCACAATACTCATTATAGAGTTCTTTGTTCTTCGTATCATATAAATACTTCAAGTCTTCTGTTTCATCATCAAATAACATCAAGCCGTTGCCGATTTCGCCCATCTTCTTGTAAATGTCAAGGTCAATTACTGATTGGTCTACAAAGTTTAGTTCTACATTTACATTACTTGTTTGTAAATCCGACCAATTCAATGTGCTATCTCCTGCTTCATAATTCTTCTTTATAACTTCACACCAATTACGAGTTGATGGATGATAAATGACTATTGCCGTTTTCTTTCCTTCATTATCATTATATGTAAAATTGAATAATAAAGCATCTGTCAGTTTATAATTAGATGTAATTGTAAATATATTTACTGTATATACATCACTATACTTTTCAATCAACTTCTACGGCACATCAATAATTGTCTTTTCTGTTGGAAGTATTTTATTAGTATTAGTATATGTTGTATAATCGGCAACAAAATATTGGATTTTATTTGAAGATACAGTCCATTCCTAAAAGTTGCTAAACTCTTCATCATCTACATCAATAAATACTTTTATATTAGTCTATACTGATGATGTAGAACCTTCTTTTGAAATAATCTTTTCATCAGTGCCTGGCACATACTTGAAATCTTCCCAAGTTCCACCATTTCTATGAGGCGACCAAATAACTTTCTTATTTTCTAAATCAATATATGCTACAATTTTCGGGTCTGTATTTGCCCCCCATCCTTTATCCTCAAAAACAACTAAATAATTTTCGCCTTGTTCTAAAATGGCAAATGGTTGTAAAAAAGCACCCCTATTTGCTAACTTATTGAACTACTGATAATATACTGTATTTCCTTGTTTGAAGTTCAACCCATTACTATCTCCTGTTGCTAAATAAGTCGTTCCATTGAACTCAACAGCGTCATATTGTCTATTTTTATCTACTTCTTCCATATACCTGTAATAAAATCCTACTGTTTCTTCCGTTTCTGGATTTACTACGGCACATTTATAACAAATACGATTTCCTATTTGGACTTCTTCTTCATTTCCTAAACATTTCCAAAAGCCAACAAATCCATATTGCCCCATATCTTCAATATCTTTTGAAGCGTAATAATAATTTTGTTGAGAAATAGTGCCACCACCCGCACATTTAGGAAATCTGCTTGCTATTGCCGTTGAACCTGAAAAAATCGCTCCGCTTATTTCAGGTAATTCGGCAAAATACTTTATATAATCTAAAAATGATATCATCTTCTCTAAACCTCCAATTTTCTAAACCTCCAAAAGCAAAACAAAAAAGAACGGACGCCCCAAACGCCCGCTCTTAAACTTCGCTACGCTCGTTTAAGTTCTTCATCTACTATTTCCTAAAAAATCTAATTCCTAATTTCTACTGAATCGTCCAAATTACTATTCTTTTTCTTCTAATTCTGGTATTCCAACAGACAAAGAAGTTAGAATACTCAAAATGCCGGCGACGGCACTTGCCGAAGCAACAACACGCCAATCAATCTAACTTAACAAAGCATTTGTGCCGATTGTGGCTATTGCCGTCTATGCTACTGTTCTAATTGCTCTATTCAAAGCACATTTCCAAAATTCTTTATTCATTCTTTATTCCTCTCTAAAAATCTTTCTAATTCATCACACTTCTCATCATCAAAGTTTAGACTTGGACGTATAATCTCATTATCTTCTAACCAACGCAACGCTTGCTTCTCGTCAGTATCGCCCCATCCACTGTGTTCTATTTGATAATATCTGTCAAGTGGTTCTCCAAAATATGCTATCTCTTCATAAACCTTTTTTAAGGCATCAACATTTATATCACTATAATCAAACATTTTAATATCTCCTTTTCTTTTATTATATAATATTTTTTTATAAAAATCAAATTACTCTCTCCAACAGGAAAAGAAGTAAAAGTGCCGTTTAGGGTTCAAACCCTATACCATTCAAGTGTGCTTTCTTCACTTACGCCAAGTTCTAATAAATCATCTATAAGTTCCTATTCGTCCTAATAAGCATAAACAATACTCGGGCAATATTCCTATATATAACACAACGTCATATATAATTCAGGTTCTCCATATTCAAGGTATTTCTAATATACCTTTTTCAATTCATCTTTTCTTTCCATTTTTTCTTTCCTTCCAAAATTTTTCCAATGCAATCCACGCTGGGTTATATTTTCTACAATGCTTCTTCAAATCTTCTTCTTTGAATGGAAGCGTTGTGTCTAGGTCAATACAAGTCATAGTTTCCATCCAAATACTTCTATCTTTGAACTTCACTGGGGTATAATGTTCGTCGTTTTCATCTAATTTCTCATCTATTTTCCATATATACCCAGTATCAAGACATTCAAAATAATCGTCCCCTAAATCTTTCTTATTACAGATACGGTTATAATGACTTCTACTTACAGTTCCCATACATTTATCTTCAAGGTTTTGTTCAAGTTCTTTTGCCCCTTCATAATCAAAATCAAAAAATACTGCCATAAATCTTTTCCTCCTATCCCATCTTATATGAGTTTTCGCCAAGGGCGAAAATCTCATATACTTTTAGTAATCTTTTAGGTTCTTTTAGGTACACTAGCGTTTTTTGTCCGTTTTTGCTATTTTCGACTAGCGTTTTTTGTCCGTTTTTTCTATATTACACTCATCAATTTCGGCTTTTGCCGAAATTGTGAGTGCTATTTATAAACTATTTATAACTATTTATAACTATTTAGATATGGTTGCTTTTTTGTCCGCAGTGCGTTGCTAAAATGTCCTGTGTGCGTTGCTAATGTGTCCTGTGTGCGTTGCTAAAATGTCCCAACTCACATTCATTCAACTGTTAGCAACTACCACTCTGGTTTTCGGCAACTACTTCATATGCTTTTTCAATATATCTCTTTTCCATCTCATCTACCGTCGTAGCAACAAATAATAATCTTTTTTTAGGGGTTGGTATTGGTTTTGTTCCAACTATTATTTCTTCATAAAAATCAACAGTTTTTATAATCCCTCTTTTGTTTAGGTCATCAATTATCATTGAAATTGACTTACTTGCCGTTTTTGTTGTTTTACTATAACCCAACGCTTCCATTATATCTTGATTTGTAAATGTGAATGTGTCGTTTTGTTCTTTCTTATATAAAAACTTATTCAGCAAAAAAGTATAAGTTCTTACAGCGTTTTTGCTTCTTGTTGAAGTCAAGTAAAATAATAACTCTTTATTCACCAATTTGAACTTACCATTATAATCAAACGGGAACCTATACACCATCTAATCATCAAATATTTCTTGCTTTATCAGTCCCGCTTCTTCTAAATCTTTCATATGCCGAGTAAGTGTTTTTTGTGTGTTTATTCCTATCGTATTCATAATCTCTCCTTTTTCTTCATAAAACTAAATCACTGGTAAATATAACTTATATTGTCCCTTTACTTTGCTATCTTCTGCTGATGCCATACTCAACATTCTCGCATATAATAAATCATCTGTTTTATAATTCATAAAATCTTTTTCTAATGATAAACGGCGTCTATCCTTTTCTCTAAAATCACTCATTCGGCACGTCCTCCTTCTTTCCTACCTTTTGGATATACTCTCTCAGTGCTACCCTTATCAACTCACTTACAGTTCTATCTTCGTATTTTCCAATTTCTTTTACCTGATTATAAAACTCATCAGTTGTTCTAAATGTAATAGTCTTCATATCTAATACCTCCATATTATATCTAAAAATTATTTTATATTGTTTGTTCTTTCTTGTCCTAATCATTATTACACTTTCTTTAAAAAAAGAAGATTTGCCGAGCAACCGAGAACTCGGCAAACCTTGAGGCCACTATATGACGAAAGATTAAATCTTTCGTATTTGTCAAGATACCTTCTATCTTCTCTTATATAATACCAAATTTTTTTACGAAAATCAGCTCAACGCCGCCAACAAGTAAACGTAAATACACACGCATTCTACAATTAAAAAAATATTCATTTCTTTACCTCTTCTTCTTTCTCTTCTTTTGGAATATATCTAAAGTGAAGTCCTCTTGTTGATTTTTGTGTTCCATTACAAACTCTCACTATATTTGAATGGTCTATCCCTAACTTTTCTTCTACGTCCCTTGTAGAAAGAAAAACTTCACCTGTCTCAATACACTCAACCCACTAACCCGTTGACTTTCTTAAATTCTCATTTCTTTTTCCTTCATTACAATTCTATTTACGGGTCGCCCAGTGTAAATTACAAGCCCTATTATCACTTTTATCTTCATTAGGCCAATGGGCAACATCAATATAAACGCTCGGGTCAGGGTTTTCTAAAAATGCTTGGCCTATAAGGTTATTTACCGTCTTGCTCGTCTGTCTTCCATCTTTAGATAATTTAACGAAATGATAGCCTTTCTAATTTACGGAATGCTTCAACAATCCGCCCTTATACTCACTAAATATACGACCCATATTTGATATGTAATAATGGTCGTAGCCCTCAACCTAAACGAAAACTTCACCATCTAATTTTGGTAATTCTTTTAATGTCATAGCTTATTCTCCTTTAACGTTTCATATTTAGGGATTTCCCCTTCACTGTATCTTAAAAAACTCACCATATGATTTATCCCCCTTTGTCCAAAAAAAATGAGGACGCCCGAAGACGTCCCCTGTATCTATGTAAAGGAGAAAACCACTATAATGGCTTACTATATCTAAAAAAATAATCAAATCCCTTATCCTGTTCTGCCCTAATTTTTCCAGAAGAGAAAAGAAAAGACGAATGAAGAAGAACCCACAAGAACTAATTTTCCTTACAATTTGCTAACAAGAGCCGATATACGCTCATATAATTCCAGAAGAGAAGAAAAAAAAAGAGGAGCCGCGGCCCCTCAATCCCATTTACTCATCATATCATAAAGGTTTTTCTTTGGTTTGGTCTTCGGCAACAACTCGGGGCAATGACGGGCACAGAACTCACGCTTGGCATAAAGAAATTGCGGTCTGCCGTAGTTGCCCTCTTCGTCAGGCTCGCCCAGATAATTCCTCTTGAAAATCTGTCTGTCCTCTTTCGTGCCGTTGGCGTCTAACCACTCAACGATTTCTTCAAGCGTTAGTCCTTGATAGGGGGTAATCGGCAACCCCTTCTTGTTGAACCTCACTTCTTTCTCTTTTGGAACGAATGACTTCGGCATATACAATACCTCCTTTCCCGTCTATTATATCACCCTTCGTTGTAATAGTCAGTCTCTTTGTTGAACTTTTCTGCTAATTTTTTGCTGGCAATAAGTGAGGCTTCGGGGCTATCATCCCCGTAAATGTTTAGTGTTGTGCTTCGCTTGGCGTGCCCCATCATTTTGCTCAAACTGGCAATATCCATTGACTGTGCCCCAAGGTATCCTACATTATGACGCAAACAATGGCTCGTTATCTTCTTGCCGTAAGCATCAACCAAATTATGATTATTTATGAACTCTTTAAACTTCTTCTCATAAGTGCCGATTTTCATAAACTCGGCACCGCCCAAGACAAAATCACTGCCCTCGGGCTTCCTTTTTTCTTTTGCCTTTTGGAATGCTTCTAACAACGGCGGCATCAAATAAATCTTTCTAACAGACGCTCTATTCTTTGGCCCTTTCGTATATTCTACCTCGGCTCGTCCAATCGCACTTACAACTTCAAGTGTTCCTTCTTCAAGATTAACATCTCTCCATCTCAAACCGCATATTTCGCCCCTTCTCATACCTGTGTAAAATGGTATAAGTAATCCTAAATACATAGGTTCTTCTATTTCATAATCCAAATATACGTTTGTTAGGTATTCATCCATTTGTTCTTTTGTTAAATGAGTTTTCCTTGGTTCGCTTGACCTTGGTCGTTTTACTCCATCAAAAGGATTTCTTCTAATATCTCCTGTCTTATAATAGTATTTATAAACTTTATTTACCATATTGTATGACAAGAGTATTGTCCCAGTTGATAGCCCCTTATTATATAGTTTAGTAATCCAACCTTCAATAGTTATTCTATCAAGTGTAGTAAATCCAACAGAACCAATGAATGGTTTCACCGTTGAATTAACTCTTCGTTGTTGTGTCGCATAAGTTGAGCGTTCTAACTCTCCTGCGTTATATTGCCGCGTTAGGTATTCGGCAACTGCTTCTTCAACTGTTTTAGTTCTATCAATCGTAGTTGATAATGCGGCTTGGGCGTTTAATTCCCTTCGCCAATCTTCGGCAATCTTTTCTGCTTCTCTTTTTCCTTTTGCTTCTGGAAGTATCTTTGTAATCTCACGCCATTTGCCGTTTTCCTTATATTTAGCTCTTGCTTGCCAAGGTTTGCCCTTTCGGGTAGTTAGTTGCCTTACATTGACTGAACTGTATCTTTCCATAGTAAAGCCTCCTCTCTGCCCTTATTATACCCCATTTGTGCCCCAAATGCAAAAAAAATTGCCCCGAGAAGCCCTTATTTTACAGGCTTTCTCGGGGTTTTCTGTATCTTTTGTATTCTTCCTGAATACATTTTGCCCCTTGTTTCAAGGGGTTTGTGGGGTGTTGTGCCCCAATGCGTTCCTCAAAAATTGGTTCTCCTCTCTCAACTCGGCTAATTCGGCCTCGTGTGCCTACCAACCCTTGATGAGTAAAGGTATGAACTTATGGTAATCTACCTCATATATGTAGTCTTCCTCGGGCAGTGTCAAGTCCATATACGGCACACTGTTCTCTTCTTCTATCTTCTCTTCTGGAACTCCCGCTTTTCTCAAACTTTCGGGTGTTCTAAACATACTAATATATGAGTTATGAATATTGTTTTCTAATAAAATATCTCGTAAATCTTGGGCGTAAATACCGCACTATAACATATCATTTACGCCTATATCTTCTTTATAAACGAACTTTACAACTGGAACGCTCAAAATCTTCTTTGCTTCTAACTCACCCAACGCACCGTGGTCTTCCTTCTTGCGTCTATCTGACATACTGTTTGTGATTGTTCCTGAAGTGTTAATATAGCAGAACCACTTACCAGTTGAACTTCCTGTATCGGTCATATGACGCAAGCCTGAATTATAACTACCAGTTCCAGAACCGAAAGTATATAAAGCTACGTTATTGCCCGAATTACTGGCTCTTACATAAACGGCACTGGTTCCTTCATCGTTGCCAATAATGGCTGAATTGCCACTGCTTGTCTTCAAGGTTCCGTCAATAGTAGTTCCTCTCAAAGTAGTAGGTATTCTCGCCTTATCAAATGTTCCGCTCGTTATTTTACCCGCACCTAAATCTGGTATACGTGCTGTGCCAAGTGTTCCACTCGTTATATCATCTGCCCCGTGTGTATGGCTACTTGAAGCATAATTACCTTTGGCTTGATATACGCTGTCGTGGTTATGATTAGATAACGCAACGGTTGTATTTCCTGATTTAATAGTTCCAGCAACTGTTAAATTACCTGATAGGTCTAATACCATAGCATCAGACCTTGAAGAAGTCGATGTCCCTTTACCTACTACTAAATAAGCACCTAATTTTGTCTTATTAAAGCTACCCATTACGGTCATATACTCTTCGCCTGCTGTGGTATAGTATCCAGTAGCAAAAGAATGAGGGGCTAACGCTTGGCAGTAGTAGCCTAACGCATAGGAACAAAAAGCCGTGGCATCGTTATTAAGACCTAACGCGAATGAATAGCCTGGCACTGTATTAGTGTCTCGTCTATATCCTAATGATAAGTAAGGGCTACTACCTTCATATGCGGTAAATGATACATATATCAACGTGCCCTCGGATGGAGCCTATGATAGCGTAATATTCATAGTTGTTCCTGATTGTTGTGCGCTTGCTAATATATCAGTGCCGCTTGTGCTTCCTACTCTCGCCCACTACACGGCACTTGCTCTATATATAGGATACATTGTCTATACGCCATTGCTCATTAGGACGTAAATACAATTTTGTGCTCTCTTGTCACCTGCTTCAAAAAAGACGTTTTGACTATAGGTGCCGTATTTACCCTCTATTGAGTTATCACTTATCTCAAATCTTGATTTATTTGCTAAGCCTATTGTAGTAGTAGTTCCAAAAGAAGCATAAGTAGTCCCTGCCGTTGGGGTAGTGCCCGACCAACTAACCCCGCATACATCAAATGAACCGTTAGCATTTACTAACGCACCAATTGTCTGTGAGGTCTTGGCTACTAATACGCCCGCCCCGTAGGCCCTAACCATTGTCGCCACTGTGTCGGCGGTTGATTTCGCGTTTGTAGCAGTGCTGTTAGCGTCCGTTAGGGCGTTGTCTATTACCGGTGTGCTCCAAATAAAACTATTTGATGATAATTTAGTTTGGGCACAAGTGAAATAAGTATAACCGCTAATGTAGGTCGGCACTGCTGTTGTCCAAACGCCACTGCTTGTGCTCGTTGAGGTAATCTCACTTGTTGGGGCGGTTGGTGCTGTAGTGTTGCTTTTTAAATAATATAAAATCTTTACTTCGCTAACTGACGCACCATTTGTGCCATTTGTTCCATTATCACCTACATATTTAGACCAAGTAAATGAAGTATAAGCGGGCACTGTGCTGCTTGTTCCCGTATATAACCCAATATACTTTGTGCTACTGGAAGGTGTAGTTGTCATATTTGAGCCATCACTATTTGCCGAGTATCTAACGTAAGTGTAATAACTCGTCCCGCTTGGCCCTTGTGGCCCCTGCGGACCCGTTGGACCCTATGGCCCCGTCGCACCCGTTGCCCCTGTGGCTCCATCAAAGTCGCCGTTATTTGCCCTCGTCTCAACATCTAACGCGTAGGCGTAGGCATCTGACGCGTCCTATACGGCGGTAGAAAGAGCGGTTCCTACATCGGTTGTTCCAAGAGTAAGAGAAGAAGCAGTAATCGTGAGGTCTGAACCGTCCCAACTAATGCCCTTGTGGGTATTGGCGTTTGTATAAGAAAAAGTGCCGTTGTTTAGGTTTATCCAACCACCTGTGCCGACTAAGTTATTAGTAGTTATCTCATTAACTGTAATAGCACCGGCAACTATCTTGTCTGCCGTAATGGTTCTTGGCTCTACAATGTTGCCGTCTAACTTCTCATAAGTTGGTTGCCCTTGGGCGTTAAACTCTACTAAATACTTCTGATTTTGGCTATCAGTATAGATGAGACGATTTACGTCAATAGTGCCCGCTGTGATACGGTCGGCATTTACTTCTATTGCGTCTAAACTATATATTGTTCCACTTTTGGAAAGCAGACCCGTCTAAACCATCAGTTGATTTACGTAAGCATCCCTAATAGTGGCAGTATTGATATTCGCAGCATCTAATCTGGCGTATGATGCGTCAATCGTATTTGCCGTAATATAATTTGAGGTAAGGTAGGAAATATCAGCCTTTGTTGCTGATAAGTTCTCAACTGTGGCGTTTGTAGCCTATAAATCTGTAATATCAGCTTTACTTGCTGATAAATTCTATACCGTAGCGTTTGTGGCTTGTAGGTCGGTAAAGTCTGCTTTTTCGGCAATAATAGTATTCGCATAGACAATCTCACCTGATAGATTTCCTAATTCATCATCTACCTAATCGCCTCGGCCCACTACGCCTATAACGGTCGGTTCCCCATCGGTCACGGCAATCATAACTGTATCTCCGGCATAGACTTTAACGGTTGTTTGAATAGACATTTGATTAGAAACTAAGGGTTCTTCTTCCTCTTCTTCTTCCTCTTCTGGAATTACATCATCATCAAACTCTTCTTCATCGTCTTCATCTTCGTCTAAAATATCCTCATCATCTGGCTCTTCAAGGTCGGCTTCTTCAAAGAATGCTTCATCCTCAACAAGAAGCTCCCCTCCCTCACCATCATCGTCTGTGGTTTCTGGGATTTCTGGGTCGTCCTCAGGTTCTTCCAAATCCTCTTCATCATCATCGTCTTCGTCTAAATCGTCTATATATTCTGGGTCTATTTCTTCGTCAAAGAGGATGTCTTCATCTTCAATAACTTCTTCATTAAGTAATAATTCTTCGTCCATTATTCATCCTCCTCTTCATCTTCTTCCTCTTGGTCTTCACTGTCCCATTCAACGTCTTCCAACTCATCTTCGTCTTCAACATCTTCTGGGTCTTCATCCTCATCGTCATCATCATCGTCGCCTACTATATCGTCATCTTCTTCTTCTTCAATCTCAACATCTTCCCACTCATCGTCATCGTCTTCATAAATAGGCTCTTCAATTTCAACAAGGACTTCTCCATCAACGCTATCTTCTAACGCTGTGCCGTATATAATAACTGTTCCTTCTATTGATGTTTCCTTTTGGAACAGGAAATTAGCTAATTCATTCATCATACCTTTTTTACCCTCACTGTCATAGGCAATCCAACAGACAAATCCAAGTCAATGTCATGAACGAAGCCTTTAAACTTTATCTTGCCGCCATAATTGACCTTTACTATGTCGCCGACTTTAAGAGGTTGATAGGTTGTGTTTATAGTATAATAAGTGATTTTATTCTTCTCACCGGCAACCTCTTTTAGTTTGGCCTTTGCCTTTTTAGTTGCCATTTTTTGATAGTATTCTTGTTTAGTTCTATACTTCTTGCCGACGCCGATTTGTGTTGCCTTAGGCTCGGCAATCTCATTTATTGTATAGTAATGAGTAATCCAACGCCCAATCTTATCTTTTGAATGGACGCCCGCTAATTTAGCTTTGCCGAGAACCGTCACTTTCTTCAAAGTTTTAACGGTTTTAGTTTTGGTCTGCCCTGTGTTCTTATCTTTATACTGTTTCTGTTCACTCACTATAATTTCATAAGTATATGAGGCACAAACCCTATTAGGGATAGTCTTGATTGAGTTTTCCTTATCAACACCATTAACTAACAAACTCTTGGCGTCTGTCTCAATCTCGGCAACCTTTTCTTTCTTAGCTCTTCTCTTTGGTGAGATATACTTCTCAATAACCATTCTGCCGTAGGCATCAACGGTTGCCCTTGCCCCTGCTTTGGCACAAAGTTCATTGATGACCCTCATTACAGAATATCCATATTCCTAATTGGCACTTGTCTTCTTTGTATTCTTACAATAAACCTTGTTGGTTTTGAGTTTCGCATTCTTACAAATAACCTTGACGGCTCCCCCGTGATACCTCTATAACTTTTTGATACAACTTAAAATCGTTGCTCCTTTTGGAAAACTCCAAGTCTTACTAAGGCTATCATCAATATATCTTTTTAGTGTGCTTTTAAGTTCTAACTAACCTGAATACATCCCATTTTCATAGTGAAGCTCTGCGGTGTAATAAAAAGTGCCAAGGCATATCTTTTGTGTTTTGCCATCTAAAGTTGGCTCATAATATATTCTAACTAACTTCTCACTCTCACATAAATCCTTTTTGGCGTTTATGATACGGACAATTCCAGCAACTTTTAAGTCTGTCTCATATCCGTAATTTAGGGTGCCCCCGATGATGGAACACCCCATTTTTGTTTCTTTTGATAAGTTTTTTGGATTTACGCTATAAAGAGTAAAGTTATCAATTCTTCCTGATTTCTCAAAATCCATAACTACTCTCTACCTCCACCATTTCAACGGTTATTTCATAAAAGTCTTGTGTTTCGTGAAGTAGTGTCGTTTTGGTTATTCCTACTTCATACATATCTCCTTGTGAAGAACGAAGCAAGTAAAGCCCCGGAGTATTCTTTACCTTATCCCAAGCTGACTTTCTGCTGTAGCTACCACCATATTGACCTGTTTTATCAACAATAATTCCTTCAAGTGTTAGCATCTTGGCGTTGCCTGAGCCGTAGAATATAAGGCTTTCTGTCCTTCCAAAAGGCAAGTAAGTTTCATACACTGGCTCATCTTCTACCGTCAAACTCGTGTTGCCCCAGAGGACGCCGAGCAACGTTGTTGGATTATCTAAACTATTTAACCTATATCCGTGCCCCGAGAGCGTCACTGTCTGTGTGAAGTTGTCGTGTTCGCCAATCGCACTCTCTGCGGTTACTAATGTTTGAAGTTGTAAGCCGATTGGGGGCAAACAAATAAATGTTGATACTCCGTTATTAGCTAATGCCAATGATTTTTTCACACAAGAAACACTGTAATTCTTTCCGTTGTAAATATAGGAAAAGCTAACGCCTAAGTCTTCTAATCTCGCTCCTGATTGGTTTGTGACTGTGACTGTATAGACGCCTTTATTCT